ACACCATTAACTAAGATACCAGTTGCACCAAACTCAGTTTCGTGTACTTTACCATCCGATGATGGATTATCAATCGTTCTAACAATTTTCTGAGCATCCAAAGACTGGTTTGAAAGATCATTGACTTCAAACTTATTGTCTGTTACTGTACCAGTTAATGTTAGATAGTCCTGTTTGAACAGATTAGATCTACTGCGGGCAATTTTTACAGTTGTAGAGTTTACCTTTTCAACAAAGTAAATGCCTTCTGCAATATCAAGAGTGTTTGTAGCACTTGCAGGTTTATAGTATACAGCATCTCCTGTGTAGAAACCGTGAGTGCCGATATTTAACTCTTCGCCACTAAAAGTTCCACTAAACGTTACAGACCTATCGTCAACATCAATCTGTTCGTTCAGGTATGATGGTAATGAGTTTGAAGTTACAAAGAAAGAGCTATTTTGAGGTCCAACATATGTGTTCTGAACATTAACAGATTGATTGTTCAGTGTTGGATAATTTGAAAAGTCTCCTTTCAGAATTGTTCTCTGAACTTGATACTTTCTGTTTACGTCAATAGCACCCTGTCCAGCAACAAAGAAAGAACTATCAGATGCAACAGCAAAGACTGCAACAACGTTGGATACTTTCTCAGAACCATCAGTAAACTTAAACTTTACTCTATCACCAATAGAAAAGTCTGTATCGTCAAACGTATCAACTCTATAAGTAAAGTTTGCAGCGTCAACTAGAGTGATTTTTTCAACATCATAGGTAGACGCAATATTGTAGATCCAACTATCTGATAATGCAGTTCTCTCATCTTTACCAAGAGTTTTAATGGTAATAGTATCGCCAGCATTATAAAGTTTAGTTTCTTCATCAAACGAAAGTTCAGAGAGAACACCAGTAGTAAGAACCTTTACAATATTATCAGTTCCTTGCCCAAAATATCCATACGCAAATGTATTAATATGAATATCTTGTCCTTCATCAAGCAGTTGGTCAATACCAGAACATCCGAAGAACTGTGTATATGACTTTGACTCATAAGTAAATGTTACAGTTGTACCATTGCTCATATAAGCAATCAATTCTCCTGAGTCTGGGAAACCAACTGTTGAGTCAACGTCTAAAGTATCAGAATCAATTTCTGCAGGAGTTACAACTTTAGTTTTTGAATGAATGGGGAACTCACCAATAGTGGTTCCTTCGGAATTAATGTCTCTACTAAAGTCATAGTCTAAACTTAAAACATAGTAGATATCATCGCCTCTGGTAATCTTTTCTACTTTTGAGACGGCACCAGATGCAGCGTTAAAAAAGTCTGTCTTATCTTGATATAGTGTTTGGTTGAGTAAGTTTTCTGGATCACCCTCTATTGCCCTAACTACGAGGTCTTTAGTAACTCTATACTGAGAGTCTGATGGGATGAACAAATAGTCCTGTGGTTTGATGGTTTCTACATCTTGACCAAACAGTGCTCTGAAGAGAATTTCAAAAGACTCATCTGTACCCTTTGAAGAGTAGAAGTCCTTAGCCTGTTTGATGAAAAGATTTTGGTTTAGATCTGAGTCTAAAGTTCTTTCGTCAAAACCAGGAACAAACTGTTTCTTTACTTTTTTAAAGAATTCTTTTAAGAAAAGAATACTAAGATTAGATACAGTATCCCCGTTAGAGTGCTCCTCAATGTTGGTTTCAGTAAATACCAACTGGTCGGGTACATTATTCGCTTGATAGGAAGTAACGCCGCTGAAACCCCTTATACACCCCTCAAACGTGGTGTTTGTCTTAGAGGTGTAAGTAATGATCTCATCACCGATTTTTAAAAGACCATAAGTATCTGGAAATCCTGAAGTAGAATTTACAGATATAGTATCATCAGTGAAAGAAACATCAGAAGATAGTGTTGCAGACTCAACTAAACTTGTGAGTTCTTCAAGTTTTATATACTGATCGATATTCTGTAGAATATCGTATGCTCCACTTTGTTTATCTAAAGACGTATAATACTGAGATAAAAATTCTCCTACCAGAGGATAATTATCTCTGACATAAGCAGGCAGTTGATTTTCAACAACTGAACTAATCTTAATTCTCTTGTTTACCATGTCTTTATTGTCTTATGCGACTTCCGTTTGTGTAGCTAGTTGTTACATTATATAATGAACCAGAGGTATCAGAACCAGATGAAATATCATCTATCTTCATATTCAAAGTACTCTTACTTATATCTAGTTGCAAATAAAGATCCTGTTTTCCGAGGACATCATTTGAAGATGGTATAGCAGCAATTTCAATAATTGAGTCATCTCCTGCTTTCTTCACCGTTGACTGAATGTTAACAGGGTTCAAAAGTATTTCACCTTTCTCATAGTCAATAGTTCCTGCTGACTTTCTTACGATAGTGGGTTCTTCAAGTGCTGGATCAGTAAAGAAGAATATTGTTCCAGTCTTTTCATCTTCATTTGGAAGGTCACCTAAGTAAAGAGTTTCATTAATACCACTTACTCTAAAACCAGATGACTTAATATTGTATCCATCAAGCCTCTTAATATAGAAACTATTGCCATAACAAATTTCATACTCAGCATTTACATTCAAAGTAGCACGAAGGTCTCTTCTCATTTGAACCTTTGTGATGTTTGAAGTGATAGACTCATGACTATCATCTACAATCTTCTGGTACTTACTATACTTAAACCTTGCACCAAACTTATTCAACTCAACTGAGTCTGCATATAAGTCGATGTTGTTAGAAACGATACTCTTGACTGCTTCGGCAGTAGGTGCTAAGTTTGAGTTATAATAAACAGTGGTATCTACTTCAACATACAGATACTTAAGGTCAATAATTTCTGGTACAATACCAGCAACACTGTAGTTTCTGAGTTCTCTTACCAGGTTATCTTTGATACTATTTGGTACGAACTGACTGTTGAAAGGTTTCAAACTAATAAAAACCTTACCAAACTGTGGTGGATCTAATGTTTCGCCACCATATGCAGAAACAGACTGAGTTTCTGGGTAGATAACAGGCATCAGTGCTTCATAGTCAGCAGCAGTTACTGCTCTATTTTGAGAAGCATAGATTCTTGTTGCATAGTTTTTGATAGAATCAACAGATTCTATGGGTTTTCCGCCATCAGCAGCAATGTTTGTACTGACTACAGAGATGTTATCTGTAACCGAAACACCATTGTTGTCTAATATTCTTCCACTGAATGAGAAGTCTGATAAACCATTTGCAACTTCGCCACTTGTTCTGATGTAAGAAACTTCAATATAGTTTAAACTTTCAAGTTTTTCGCCAAAAATACCATCGCCAAAGATGAGTTCATATCTTTGATCTTCAATTTCTTGAATAAAGAATACTCTTGAGTTTGATGTAATACTGAATAAACTATTTGAAAGGATAAACTTTCTGCTCGTTGTACTTGATTCAGTATCTCTTACACTAACTCTAAGAGTTGACGTATCAATATTTGGGTTACTTAAAATATATCTTGTAGGTGGTGCTGGGTTTGCTGACTGAACCGTAAAGTTGTCAATCAGAAATGTTCCTTCAAATACGTCAATATTATCAAAAGATGCAATGCCATTGACGACAGGAACTGTAATATCTTCTGGGATACCAAATGTATAGCTATCACCACCAAACGAGCTTGTAGAGGCAACTACGCCCTTCTTAAGGGATAATGTGATAGGTTTAGTATCAAAGTCTGTAGTGTCAACAAAGAATGAAATATTTGCTCTCGACGCAGTTCTTGACCTTGGAACGTATCCAATATTACGTGCCAGGGATACAACGTTCTCTCTTAACGTCGCACTATCAATAAACACCTCATTGCTAATCATGTTAGCGTTATATGAGGAGATGTAAGTATTATACGCTAACGTATCAATGATTGTTGAAAGGTTAGAACCTTCAAAATCATAGTCGGTGAAGTTTGAATTTGCTCTCAGGTAGTCTTTAATAGACGCTTTTACCTGGTCAAAGTCTAAGTTTGTGAAATTAACTAATGGCATTATCGTGTCTGCAGTAATGCGAATGATAACTGTTGTGGTAAGGCATCAATACCAACAATGTTATATTGTAATGTGACGTTAAACTCATTGTTATCGTAGTTTGGTTCTACAATAACATCGATTAAATCAACTCTTGGTTCATATGTATTGATAGTATTTTCAATCTCATCCTTGATGATTGATGCAGATATACCATCAATATTCTCAAATAGTGCTCTGGATACTCTTGAACCAAGGTCTGGGTTAAAAAACTTCTCACCTTGAAGGGTAAATACAAGATTTCTGACTGATCTTGCAATAGCAGTTTCATTCTTAATAGCAAGCAAGTCATTAGATAAAGGATTTACCTGAAAAGTACTCCCTATATCCTTAAAACTTTTACTTACCCTTTGTACAGGCATGGATAAATTATAAACCTAACTTATTTATTACCCTTTTATGACATTATTGTCGTCAAAATCATCATTTTCAATCTCACGCAGCACTTTTTGATACTGCTCATTTGCCAAATTATCTAAAAAGTC